CTGCATCTGCGGAACCGGCGGCATGTCCATCTGGGGCGGCATCTGCTGCGGCATAGGCTGCTGCATCTGCTCCGCATAGCGCGGGTCATTGGGCCGACCGAACATGCCGAATGCGAGGGACGGATACATGAAAGGGTTCATCGGATCACCTCAGGCTCAGGGTGTTGCCGCCGTAGGAACTCATCGGCATCATGCCGTAGTTCATCAACGAGAATGGGTTAGCCCCCGCACCGCCCATGCTCATGCCGCCCATGGATGGCATGAACTGCGAGAAGCCGGAAGACATGCCGGCCATACCAGCGCCCCCCGAACCCATGCCCGACGACATTGCGCCAATGCCCGACATTGCGCCGCCGATGCCGCCCGCAATGCCGTTCAGGAGACCGCCGCCCTCTTTGGTCACGGACGTGCCGTTGAGCGTCTTTGTGCCGCCAAGCCCGGCAATCGAGCCGACCGTGTTAAGGTACTGGTCGAGCGCCGCATAGGGCGCCTGGTTGTTCTCGTACTGGAACCGGGCCTGCGCCTCCGCAGCCTTCGCCGCCGCAAGGGCGTCCTTCTGCGCGCCGACCTGACCCAACATCTGGCTGTCCAGATACCGCGCCTGATCCAGCGGTGCTGCGTTGTTGGTCGCGTTCAGCATGTTCTCGCGCTCGCGGCTGTAGGCGTCGTTCAACGCACCCGCAGCGCCCATCACGTTGCCGATGTTCTGCTGGCCGATCTGCGCCTGCAAACCAGTGCCCGAGAGCGCCGACTGGAACTGGTTTCCTGCACCAGCCGAGAGCGCATTGGCCGCGCCGGTCTGCGCCTGTATCTGGTTTGCCGCACCCGTCCCGAGGCCCGCTGCGCCCTGATTGAGCGCATTGAGGCCGAACTGGTCCGAGAACTGCTGGTTGCCCTGTAGGCCCTGCGCGCCCGACAGAAGGGCTTGCAGGTTGAACGCATCGGCGTTCTGGCCCGATGCCTGCAACGCGCTGCCAGCGTTCAGGAGGGCGTTCTGGTTGAACTGGTCGCCGAATTGGGACTGGTTCTGAATGCCGGAAGCGCCCTGCGCCAGATTGGACGCGCCGAACTGGTCCGCGAACTGGTTTATGCCAGCCGTCCCCGCCGCTCCCGCTTGTGCGTTCTGCGCCGCGAACTGGTCCGCGAACTGGCGGATGCCCTGCTGCCCCTGGGCGCCGGCAAGCGCCGCGTTCATGCCGAACTGGTCGCTGAACTGCGCCTGCCCGGTGAGGCCCTGTGCGCCGGCAAGGGCAGAGTTGACGCCTGCCTGCGCGCCCTGGAATTGCTGTCCAAGGTTGTTGAGGCGCTGGGCTTCCATGCCCGCCGCGCCCGTGGACATCGCCTGCAAGTCCCGAGACGCCCGGTTCTCGCCAATGCCCGCCATCTGGCCAGCCGCGCTCAACTGACGGCCCATGTTGTTCTCATAGGCAGAGCCGAGCATCTGCGTCGCCGCGTCACCGATCTCGCGCCCGAGAACCTGCTGATTGGCGCCCGAGCCGTAGCGGTTGCCGGCGCCGAACATGGAATTGACGCTGTCGGAGATCCGCCGCGACTGGATGTCGAGCATGCCCTGCAAATACGGGTTGCTGTTCACATCCGACAGCGAGCCGTTGGCAAACGGCGTCAGGTAATCCGCCATGGCCGCACTGGACGGGTCGGTGTACTGCCGGTTTGCCAGTTGCTCGTAGGTGTTGGCGCCTTGATTGAAGCTGCCCTGCGCGAAGTCGCCAAACACCTGCGAATTGGGGTTGGTCCCGTTTGCCAAGCCGGAATAGACGCCTCCGTCAGGGTTGGCTGTGGCGCTCATGCCGCCGATGTTGGCGTACTGGCCCATGCCCGACTGGTCGGCACGCATGCCCCCCAGGTTGGCGTACTGGCCGAGGGCGCTGGTGTTGGCCTGCGTGCCCGCCAGTTGGCCGTACATGTCGATTGCGCCCTGCCCTGCCGTCTGACCGCCCGCTGCGGTGAAGTAGGGATTGCCGAGGCTCTGCGCCTGCATCCCGGACGCCTGACCGAACAGGCCCGATGAGTTGTCGCCGGCCTGCATTCCGGCCATCTGGCCATAAAGACTCTGCGACGGGTCGTTGTAGCCCTGACGCATCAGCGCGTTGTTGAAGCCCATGGCCGGGTCGTTGTAGCCGCCCGCGAGTTGCCCAGACATTCCGGTTGCGGGGTTCTGCGACCCACCGCCCGCGATGCCCGCAAGCGCCGCCGTGCCGGGAGACGAGTTGAGGTAATTGCCCGAGATGGTGTTCTGCACAGCCGTCTGCGCTGCCGGGATCAGGCCAGTCGGAGTCTTCGAAAGGTCCGTGATCTGTTTCTGGGCGGCAGTCGTCTGCGCCGAGGCATTCGGGACCGCCGAAGGGCCGAACGACGGTCGCGGGTTAGCTTGGTACAGCGCCTGCGACGAACTCAGTATCTCGTCCAGATACGGGATCGTCGGCTTGTACGGCTCGGCAACGGTCGTTGCGTTGGTCGTGGTCTTGGTCTTCTTGCCAGCGGCACCGGACAGCGCCCCGCCCGCAATTGAACCAGCTAGACCAATGGCGGGGAGTGCCATAGGCATCAGACAGCCCTCCTGTAAGTGGCTTTGTCGCCGTTGCGTTCCATGTCGTAATCCTTCAGGAATTTTGCCCAGCCCAAGCGGGCGTCATTGATGACGACTTGCCTGGCACCGTTGTGCCTTGCCCAGCGTTCCGTAGTTTTCAGAAGTTCCTGCATCCACCCGCCGGCGCCGGAACCGGCCATGGCAAAGATCGTGGCATTGTTGTCAACTACCTGCGTTCCGAACGTCGCCACCGGGCGAGCCTCATCGGGCGCCCATACGATCCAGAGGCGAGCCATCTCCGTCAGGAACACGCCCCGGAGATATTCGGGCGTCACCGTCGTTCCTTCGCAGCCCTTGCGGAAAAGCGGGACCACCAGCGGCCAGACCTGAGCAACATTCTCCGTGGGGATCGGCACTATGCCGAATACCACTTGCCCGCCCCGTCAGAGAACAGCGTGCGCCGTCCGTAATTGGTGGAGATCACCAGCGTATTCGCGCCGTTGATGGTGTCCGTTCCGCCTCGCGTGATGGTGATGTTGTTCGCTCCCGCGTTGCCGCTGTCCTGAATGATGACAGACCGCCCCTTGGGTGTGCCGGTCGGTAGGGTCGGCGTACACGCCCCGCCCGAGGTGTCGCACAGCACAAAGGTCCATTCCGCTTCCAACGTGACCGTGCCGGAAGTCTCTTTCCAGAACGGCAGGTAGACCCGGTTCAGCAGGTTGTTAATGGCGTCCGCGACGTTCCACACCCACCGAGCGAAAGCCGATGGCGTGTTGTCGAACCGGGATGCGATGCTCATCGGTCCCCGGTGTACTCAAATTCGATATCAACCCCCTGGGCGTGCTGCCAGAAGGTCTGCGACGGGATCGTGAGCCGCGCCCGGTGATACCTGCCATTCGAGCGCATGTTGCACTTGCCACGGTCGTTCATCACCGCTGCCGTCGTGTAAGTCGGGTCGCTGGCCTGCATGTAGCGCGAGCCGATTTCCACTTCACAGGTGGACACGCCTGCAACGAGAGGCCGCGCAGAAATCACCTTGGATGTGGTGTCGCCGCCCCATTCGGTCGTCTCGATAGTCGCTTCCAGCGCGAGGCCGTTGAAGAACCCGAACTTGTTGTTGCTGTCGAACCCGCCCAGGAGAACCGCGCCGGTCTGCCAGTAGACGCTATCGAGCGAGTAAGGCAGGAGGTCCAGATTGGTGGTGATGGCGTCCAGATCGTCCAGCGTGTAGCCGAAGGAATAGCCCTGCATCAGGAACTGCGCCGTTTGCTCGGCGTAGGACCATTTGTCCACAAAAGGGTTGTAGATTAGCTGGTGATTGGCCGCGCCCGAATTTCCCTGTCCCGGATATGACCACATGATGATGCCGAGAACCGGGTCCACGGACGCCGTGATGAGGTAGGTTAGCGCCCGGTCGCAGTCCGTCAGGAAGAAGTCGTTGACCCGCTGCGTGCCGATGTTCCGAACCGACACGCCGTCGCAGTACTCAAAGCCGTTGTCGGAGATGAAATACACACCCCCGCGATGCTCCACGATGGAACCCGCCGCCATGCAGCCAACCGAGTTCTCACCCGACACCAGAGGCGCGAACGAGAAGATCAGCGGACTGCCGGGCTGGTAGTCCATCCGCTGGATGGCCCGGCGCTGGAAGATCAGTCCGTATTCGCCGCCCACCAGGCCGAGGATCTCGCCGCCATCCGGCAGGATCTGGTCGCCGGCCAGCCCGACGCCGATGGTCCAGCTCGTGACGTTTCCCTGTGCACACCAGCGCAGCGCCGTCGAATCCGTCGAAAGGTTCCCCAGCACCAGGAACTGCTTCACGATGGCGATGTGGTGGGCAATCGGCGGCGAACCGGATAGCGGCTCAAAGTCCGTTGACGACCCGACATCATAATACTGGGTGGCGTCCGTCCCGTTGACCGCGACCACGTAGTCGCCGAAATCCACGAACCGCCATGCATCGTCCGTGGCGGTCGCGTAGGCAACGCCTGACGAGCGGGTGACCGTCTCCCATGTCTTCGCCGCCTGGAGCTTGTAGAGCGCCGTGGCGGTGCCGGCGAACACGTAGTTAGTTCCGTCCCGCTGGAAGCTGTAGGCACCCTTGGGAGCGGCAGCAAGGGCAGCGGTATATCCCGCCAGTGCTGCCAGAGGGCCGAACGTCCGCGCCTTCGGGACCACGTTGGTTGCGAGAGGCACGCCGGGGTTCTGAAAGTCAGGCTGATCCGGCAGGTAATCGGCAAACCCAAGGGTCTGCTTCATATGCACCACGCCTGAATGGTATTGGTTGAGGTCTTCATGTCGGCCTTGCGGCGCAGCGAGTTGTAGGCCGACGCTTCAGCCGTGCAGAGGAAGTCCATGCGGTTCAGAGCATAGCCTTGGGCCTCGGCCATCGCGCCTGCGTCCTGCAAGTAGTTCATCTTCACCGCCGCCTTGGCCCGAGCGCGGATTAGCGCCTCGCCCTCATTGGTCCAATCGTTCGTGTCCGCATCCGCCGAGAGCGCGGTCTGCGATCCGATGTAGGAGAACGTCAGCGTGTAGACCGCGTCGGGGATCGGATAGAGCCTGATCTGGCCCGCATAGAAGGCATAGCAGGACGGCTCCGCTTCATCCGTGCCGCTGTCGATCTTGTCGAGGTATTCGTAGGTCACGCGGCGCATGATCTCGTAATCGCCGCTGATGGTGATCTTGAGCGAATCCTCGTCCAGAAAATTGGACGGGACCGCCACATAGGGGATGTTCGCCACGGTCGAAGCCGTCGCCCTGATCTCGCTCCACGACCACCGCTGGTTCTCGTAATGGGCAATGGCCGTCAGAATTTCCAAACCAATCTGCGTCGTCAAATCGCTGCGGTCCAACTCGTCCGCAATGCGGGTTTTCATGTCGCCGAATGTGCTCATGTCGCCCTCCGGTGGTTAGGGGAGGCCGAAGCCTCCCCACCCCATTACTGGTCGTTGTCCGGGATGTAGCAGATGATCACTTCCGCCGTGCCGGCCGAGGCCGAGGCGGTCGAGGTCACCAGGCACTGAACGACAGTGTCGGACGCCACCAGCATGGTCACCGCTTCGTCCAAGGGGACGAGTGCGATGGTTGCCAGCGACCCGGAGGTCATCCACAGGTTCGTGCCGGAGTCGGTCGAGGGACCGATGTCCAGCACGTTGCTGCTGTTGCCGTTGAAGGCGACGTTGACGGAAACACCAGAGATGGCCTTGATCACCAGCGAACCAGCGGGAATGGTCCCGATGGTCACGGTGTCGCCGTCCATGGTGTAGTCGATCGACTTGCGCAGGTAGTGAACCTGCTGGGTCGGGTAGAGCCGGGCAGCGGTTCCGGCAGTTCCGGTAGGCATGTCCGTTTCTCCTTACGCTGAAGCAGCAGCGTAGGACGACACGACGAAGGTGCCGAAATCCACGCTGTTGTAGACGGTCTTCTTCAGACCCCAGATGAGGCCGCCGGCCACGCCAAGCTTGTTGCCGTAGTCGAACGACTTCTCCGTCCAGTTCGCCGAGGAAACGCCCTCGGTGCCCTTGCCGAAGCCGATGGCAGCCGCCTGCGCGCCGCACAGCACCGCACGGCGAACCGTGGTGATGGGCGTGCCCGAGTTGGTGCCGACCGGGATGCGGGTGGACTCGTGGAACACGACGCCGTTGTACTCGCCGAGGGCGCCCGTATAGATCGGGTTCTTCTTCGAGCCGTTGGCGGACAGCGCCGCCTTCTGGATGTCGAGCCACTGGCCGGTGGTGGTCGAGGTCCGCATGTCCCGCACCTGGTAGGGGTGCAGAAACATCACGTACTTCTCCTCGCCGTCCACCATGATCGGGCGGATCAGCGGGGTGGACAGCTTCACGCGAGTGACGACCTCGTCAACCCAGGTCAGGTTGAACGTGTCGCCGCTGTCGATCTGGCTTTCCGTGGTGGAGCCGGTCTCGGCGATCAGGAGCCGGGTCGAACTCGGCGCGATGGTCGCGTTGTGGCCGGTGTAGCGGGTGTCCGTCTGGTCGGTGACGCCGCAGATCTGGTTGAAGAACGCGGTATCGACGCGGCCGGCCATCCAGTCCTTCAGGCCGCTCATGGCCTCGTTGCGGACGCTGAACGGAACGCGCTGTTCCGACATCTTGCCGCCCGAGCGGACAGCGTGACGGAGCTGGTTGATGTAGACGGCGTCGCTGTAGGTGGTCAGCGATTCCTCGTTGCCCTCCAGGATGCCGTCGCCTTCGACGCCGTCACCCGCGAGCTGCATACGCAGACCGAAGGTGACCTTGTCGCCCGCGTTGGTGCCGAGTTCCTTCTTCTTGTGGATGAGGGAATCCGCGCTCTCGCCGATGAACTTGCCGATGTAGGTCTGCTTGAGAACTTCCGCTTCAAGCTTCTTCGCCCACAACTGTACGGCAAGTGAGTCGTTCACTGCATAGCTGGTGTCAGCCATGGTGTATCTCCTTGCTGGATGATGTGATTTGGGTTTGGTTCAGCCCTTGACGCTGGCTGCGGGCGAAGAAGTCGGTAACGGCGACTACACCGAAGCGTTTAACGTCCGCATGACGAAGAAGGGTGGTTATTCCTTCATTACCTTGTCGAAGTTCGCCAGAAAGTCGTTGTCCGACATGGCGAGGAGGTCCGCAGGGGTGAGGCTGGCTTTCGCCTTGCCCGCGCCCGCGTTCCGGGTGGTTTCCTGTCCCCTGGCGATGGTTGCCAGTTTGGTAGTGGTGTCCTGCCCCGCAGCGGGCTTCTGGTAGCCCACGGCGGTCGCGGCCTGATAGAGCATGGCCGACAGGCTCATGCCCGTCTGACGCGCCCGTGCGGCGAAAGCATTGGCGTCCTGGTTCAGCAGGGCGTTGACTTCGTGATCCTGATAGCCCATCGCCCGGTACATGGTGGCGCGGTTCTCTGCCAGATGGTTGAGCGCGTCCGTGTAGTCCGGTGCCTGCGCCATGAACTGCTGCCGGTCACGCTCGACGTACTGGTTCCACGCCTGCGCTTCGGCCTGCAACTGCCGCTGCCGCTGATCTTCCTGTAACCGGCCTTCCACCGTGTCCAGCTTGTGGACGATGGCGCCGATGGGATCATCATCCAGCGACGGCGGCTTGGGTGCGTCCTCCTGCGCCTTGCGCGCTTCGGCGGCCTGGAACCGCTCCATCATCTGGCGCTGCCAGTTGCGGAGGTCTGCGGCTTCCTTCTCGATTGCCTGGCGCTTCAGCCTCTCCTCGTGCAGCGCGGCATGGGGAACGAATTTTGGCCTGCCGTCTTCCGTGGTTTCGGTCGCCTCGGTGGTTTCCGAGGCTTCCTCTGTCTCCTTGCCCTGTAACGCCGCGTCAAGCGCGGTATCGTCCATCTGGGCAACGTCGGTCACTTCGGGGGCTTCACCCCCGTCATTTGGTAGCGTGCTCAAGTTTGCATCCTTGCGATGAAGCCTGAATCGGTCAGGCAGCCGAACCCCGGAACCGGGGATTACCAGGAGGCATTGGCCTCAAGTCTCTGTGGACGCCCTGCTGGGCGTCGTGCATCTGCTTGGCAGCCTCAAGTTGTAGCTTGGGCTGCACCGTGCCGGCCTCTGCCGCGATCTTCTGCGCCTCGGCCTGCTTCTTTGCCGTGTCGGCCTGCGTGTTGGCGATCTCAGCCTCGACGCCCTGCTGCTCAAGCTGTTGGGCCTGCTGCTGCGCCTGTATCGCGTTCGGGTCAACCTGCGACTGTGCCATTTCCTTCAGTTTGGTCACCAGGCTTTCAGGCAGCGGCGTGTACGGCAGGATTTCCAGCATGATCTGGCCCGCCGCCGGCATCGCCATGATCGTTGGCATCATCGCCTGGATGATGCCCCACACCTTTTCCTTGTTGTTCGGGCTGGACGGCGCTTCATCCACAATCACATCGTACTCAAGCACGCCGTCCTGCTTCATCAGCGGGACATACTGCGCGCCCTCATCCCCGACGACACGCACAAGGCGACCATCGGCGATGTATTCATTAATCATCTTCAGCAGAACCCGCCCCTGCTCCTTCCGGTAGCGCCTTAGAGCATCAAACATCGTCGCCAGCACGGTCATGCCGGCCTGTTTGCGCTGCGCTTCCAGATACCCCGCCTGCTGACGGTCAGCGAGGCCCAACAGTTCCAGATTGACGCCCGACACATCCCGGATGGACGAAATGGCGTACTGCATCAGGTCGGCCAGTCCGTTGGGATAGGTGGACATCTGCTGTTCGCGGACGCCGTTCAGGTTCTCGACGATCTTGACCTTGGTCGGGTTGGCCCAATCCTCCTGAAACTTCTTCGGATCAGCGACGGCGTTGCGCTCGACAAGCACGCCGCCCTTGGCGCTGTTGTTGATGATGTGCAGGATTGACGAGAAGAACTTGTTGGCCCACCGCTGCGGGTCTTTCATCACTCGCACGATGCCGTACCAGGTGTTCTCGTTCCTGTCCCGCGAGCCGGTGATGAAGTTGTAGGTGAAGTACTCCCTGACCGGCGCGTAGCCTTCCTGAAGCACCGTGGAGCCAGCAAAGAACGCCTGCTTGACCACCTTCCTGCGCTGCTTCACGTAGTCCCGGCCCTCTTGCAGGGCCTCGGGAACCTGCGGAAGCTGCATCACATCCTCGGCCCGCATCGTCTCGATACCAGGCATCGCGCCCTTCATGGTCGCGGCAGCGGCCTTCCACTGCTTCTCCATGTCCTTGCGGGCCTGTTCAGCCGCCGAGATCTCGTCATCGCGCTGCTTGCGGTAGACCTTGAACCGCTTCTCATCCAGCGGGACGATCTGGCCTGACGGGTCCGCAACCCGATAGACCGTCTCGTACTCGCACCACTGATATTCAGCCACGCGGACCTTGGACACGATGGACGGCATCGGGCTGTCGCCGCCCTCGTAATACTCTTCACGGTAATCCGACTGCTTTGCACCGTCACCCGGCCCGGCGCCCCACGTATCGCGTGCGCTCGCAGACGGAATCTGTGCATCCGGCCAGTAGTACTTGAACTCCGATCTCGGGTAGTCCTTCACCCGGAACACATAACGCTTATCGTCAAGGTTGCGTTTGGTCGCGTTCGGGTCCGGGTACATCTCCATCGGGTCAACCCGGTCGATCACGATGTCGCCGTCGAGGTTCCGCGTGTAATCCAGATGCGTCTCCGTGCATCCCAGCCCGCAGATCACCATGTCCACGAATGCGTCGGATTCCTCGTCCTCGGCATCACATCCGTCCCGAACCCACATGGCCGTCGAGGTCATCAGCTCCGAGACGCGGGCGTCACCTTCCTCTCTTGGGAAGTACTTGACCTCCTGACGGTTGCTTACCTCGCTTCCGGCCACGGCCTTTACGACCGTCTGAATGCGGTTGAACTGCACGACCGGGCGCATCTCCCCGATCATCTTCGCCTTGTCCGTCGAGTCCCACTGGTCGTTGTCCACGAAGGAATAATCCTCCTTCGCCTGGGTGCGCCACTTGCTCCAATGCGAGAACGCCTCGTTCCAATGAGCGCGGGCCTGGTTCAGCAGGTCGTCGTTGCTGCCCTTGGTGTCGAGGTCGTCGTTCATCGCCTACCTCGTGCTGCCAGTAGTGGAGCCATGTCCAGATATCCATTCATGCTGCCCAGGGCGAGAACTTAGGCCCGCTGGTCCCGTAATCGTCCCGCTTCTCTTCGTAGTGCTGCGGCCAGACGATCCTCAGATCCTCTTCGTAGATGCGGCTCAAGGCGTCCAGCATGTCGTCGTGACTTGCCACCGGAAACGCCTTGTATTCCTGCTCCACGAAGTCGAACACCAAGTCCCGCGTCAGCTTCTCGTAGTTCGTCCGGTGCAGGCTTTCCGGCAGATACCAGCGCCCCTGCTCGAAGTCGGGGATCAGCCGGCGTATCCGGTCGTTCTTGGGCATCTGCCCGCCGAGTTCCGTGATCTGGAAGCGGTAGTTCTCGCGGTTCTGCCGGTCGCGGATGTGCTCGACATCCGCCATGGCGCCATATTTCTCGTAGCCCACGCCCATCGGCCTGTATTTGCGGTGCAGCGTGAACAGCGTATCCGCCCGCTCCGTCAGGTTGAGCCTGTCGCGGACGATGTCGATGACGTAAAAATTCCGGTCGTTTCCAAGTCCGACCACCCACATCGCCGTGTAGTCGCTGCCCTTCTTCTTCTCGCTGGCCGCGTCCACCAGGATATATCGGTTCATCGCCGCCCAATTGTCCGGGCGCCAGTATTTCAGCCAGTCGGCCTTGAAGCCCTGCGTGGCGTCGGCTACCGGGTTCTGTAGCATCTGGCACGCAAACGTGTACGGACCCATCTCCCGGCGCTTGGTGGCCAATAGTTCCGCCGGCATGTGGTATGGCTCACCGTCAACCTCGCCGTCCTTCGTGGCCGCGTAAATCCTCGGCGTCACAACGTCGCGGCGCATCATCTCGCCGTAGCTGTCCGCGAAGTGATACCGCGTGCCGATGTAGCGTGACGTTCCGCCCTGCGCCGTCAGGTTGCGCGATA